GTGGAGTTATTAGTGGTGGTAGTATGCCTCTCGAATATGCCAATTTCGTTAATGATGCTGCTGCTAAAAACGGAATACCTCCTGCTATTCTTGCAGGGTTACTAGAGGCAGAGTCTAGCTGGAACCCTAACGCTGTAAATAAAACATCAGGAGCAACGGGATTAGGTCAATTCTTAAAGACAACAGCAGATGAACAAGGGTTAACAAATAGGTCTGATGCTAAATCAAGTATCTATGCGGCGGCCAAGTATCTAGCGATTAGGGCAAAGCAGGCGGGCTCGCTAGAGGGTGGTATCCTCGGCTACGGGGAGGGCACTAATGAATATCTGCAAAGAGTATTGGATAAGGCCAAGAACTACACCGTGAGCGAGGGAAGCAAGGTTAAGTCAGATAAAGCAACTCCCATTACAGCGCAAGATGCCAAGATAGCTCAGAATCAAGCCATTGCGATTATTAATAGCATGGATTCGCAAGGCAAGGGTGAAGCAGAAATCTTAAACTTCATTAATGCTAATGCCTCTAAGTTTGCCGATAAGGGCGCTGATATACAAAGCTTACATGACTACATCACAAAGAGAAGGTACCCTGGATATGAACCGGAATAAGGGGGTGGAATGATGGGGAGTGCATACAGTTATTTTGGGATAGATGATCCGAATGAGAAGAAAAAAACAATTACTCAGAAGGAGAGCGACCCATATTCATTCTTTGGATTAGAGAAGCCTCCTGTTCAAGCTAGTTCCCTCGCCACCACGCAACCTGAGTTCCACGAAGACACTTCCACTGACTTCTCAAAATACTTGACTACTTCACATGCTGTGAGTGTGCCTATTGCTCAACCTACTCAACCCTCAACATGGGACCAGATAAAAGCAGGGGATATTAAAGGCTTGCCTGGTCAGGTTGGGTTAGGGCTAGCTCATGGATTGTCGAGAACTGGTGCAGTTAAGCAAAATGCTGATATTGCCAATATGCTAACAAAGAATCCGTTACCTGGTATGGCTGACTTAGGGAAACAGCAATTAACAGGAATACAGGCTAGTAAGAGTTATTTAGAAGCAAATCCGGTTAATTCATTTCCTGCCATGCTCGGTGAACAGGTTCCTCAAATACCATTGTGGATGGCGGGCGAAGGTGCTGTGGGAGTCTTGGGTAAAGGATTGAGTAAATTATCCCCTGCTCTTGCTTCGACGGCTAATAAGGTCGGTTCTAAAATACCTAGCTTTATCAAGGGTGGGCTGACGGATGCCGCGACGTACTCTGGAGTAGTATCTCCCGTAGAAAATATTCAGCAGAATGGAACTTGGCAGGACCTTATTAATAGGGAAAAACAGGTTCCGACCATTGCATTAGGTGGGGCAGTAGCAAGAGGGGCATTTAAGGGGATTGGAGAAGGAATAAGTGGTGTTAAGTCATTAGTCAAGCCTCTCGGTGTCCCTGCTGAACCATACGGTCCTATGCGTCCCTCCTACAATGTCCAACGCAAAACTGGATTAGGACCACTTAAGTCGAATGATGCACTTACTCTTGAGCAAGGAGCAAAGCTATCGGCGGCTATTAAGGCAAATGGGGTAAAGGTTAATCCTCTTGAGGATGTGCAGAACGCTTATAAACCTCCTACTCTTGAAAACATAAAATCCGAAGAATTACGGAAGAGTGCGGTAAAATATGATGCAGGGGTTGATAAAACCCCAAGCGTTATTAATCCTATCCCTGATTCAGTTCGCAATACTAAGCAGGGTGAATTACAAAAACTATTTAACGACCTGCCAAACCAAGGAAAGTATTCCTTTACTACTAGCGAACAAAGGGCTATGAGTGAGCTTCAGGATGGCATACAAGCCGCGCAAAACTACATTGGACATACTGACGTATTGGCAGGGTATCCGCAAGGCACAACCATTTCTCAAGCGTATGACGATATAGCCAAGAATACGGGAGTTAATCTTCCTGAACTAATTTCAAAATGGGAAAAGGCACAATCGACAAAGAACGTAATGGCTCCACAGGAACGTAGTATGGGTAGGGCGGCAGGCATTATCCCTGATTTAGCACCTAGAAAATCATGGACGAGTATGGTTCCGCAGGAAGTTATGGATGCTCCAATTCCTACTTCAGTCAGGGGGAAACCTTTGACATGGACGAATAAGGAAGGTATACCTGTAGTAAATAAACCAGTTAAGAGTGGGGAGATTCCGAAGAGGGTTGATGTTCCTAGTAAGTTGGAGATTGCCAGAGTTGGTGATAACAAAGGAATAAATCGTAGGGGTTATAAGGAAGAGTGGGGAACTTATAATCAGTATCTTGAGCAAAATCCATACAGAAAGTCTATGGATGAATTTCATCAAAAATACCCAACTCCTGAGAGTCGGCAAGCTCATATAGCTGAGTGGGAAAAAATATTAGGACCTTCAAAACAATGGGAAATGTCACAAATATTAAACGGAAAGCCTGCCTATCTAGAAAATTCACTAACTCCTGAAATGGAAATTTTCGCAAAAGATCATAACTTACCTATTGGAAAAGTTCGAACACAGACGGGTAACATGGTGGGGCTTGTGGCAAGGGATACGGAATCCTTTAATAAGGTGGCCAAAGCTATTACTAATAATGATTATTCCCCATTAAAACAAAGGGAGCTTGGCTTAGCATTAGGCTATCAAGATGTTAGCCCTATCAGGGAGAAACTAGGTACCACTAAGGCTGATGGGGTTGTAATGGATCCGAAGTTGGTGGCTTCTAGAAAAATAGTTAACGAGAATATCTTCTGGAATAAGGTCAAGTCGGAATCCAAATGGCAAGGCGACATTCCATCTTTGCAGGAAGGTATTAAGTCGGGAAAGGTTAGCATTGATGAGCTACCACCTGAGATGGCTAAGGAAGTCAGGCTAAAAATGAACTTGCAGATGTTCGGTGCTTCAGCAGATCCTATTCTTCCTGAACCGCAAAGTAAGATAATTATCGGCAAGCAAAAGGAAAAAATAAACTTTAAAAACGCTTGGGATAAATTCTATACAGCCATTGTTAATACTCAACAACCTATTGCTAATGCTGCCAAGGTTACTGGGTCGGATATAGGAAAGTTGGCAAGCAATACGAAGAATGTTAGCGGTATTATTGACCACAACTTCTTGACAGCATTAGTTGATAAGCGGGGTAATAAAGTTGGGGAATCCTTAAAGTCAACTGTGGAAGCTATCCCCAATGGGCAGGAAGAAAAGTTCTGGACCTATATGTCACAGCGCCATAATATTGATAGGGCTGCAGAGGTTAGCCATCAAGTCCCCAAGGTGGATAAGCAAGGTTTCTTAGTCAAAAATAAGGATGGAAATCAAGTTTATGACAAGGTTATCGACAAGAAGCCTACACCAGTTCAGGCTAACTATACATCTAAGATGTCTAGGGATGCGGTAAGAATTGCAGAGAGAGATAATCCTGAGTATAAAGCTATTGGGGATGGCATTGTTAAATGGTTGGATTCCTTCATGAACACATGGGGCGTCGATACGGGTATCGTTAACAAGGAAATTTACGCGGGATTAAGAAAAACGTATAAGAGTTATTTCCCGACTCAAAGGGATTTCAGCGAACTCGAAAAGTCTATTTCTGATAACGTCTCGCAGAAGTTCGCTAATCAACGCACGCCTATTCGCAAGATGTCAGGTTCAGAACGCGACATCAAGGACCCGATTGAAAACATTATGAATTTAGTTGACCGAACAATTAGAACGGCAAAATATAATGAAGTTGGACAAAGCTTGCTGAGTTCAGTCAGGGAGGCACCTGAAAAGCTTAATCCACTTGCTGAGGTTATTCCTACGAAGGATGGAATGTTCAGTAATTTGGACAACATCATCACCGTTCTTGAAGATGGTAAACCTGTTTACCTGAAGATCAACGACAAGATGCTTCTGGACGCAATGAATGGATTACCTAAGTCGATAGGTAATATTCCGATTCTCAGTACATTGACGAATGGATTCAAAAGTCTGATAACTCAAAAGAATCCATTATTTGCCATTAGAAACATTTTCAGGGATATTCCTACATCCTACGTGTACGGGTCGGAGTCAAATCCATTTAAATTTGGTAAAGGTCTTCTTAGTGCAGGAAAAGACGTTCTAACCAATAGCCCGCGCTTACAGAAGTACAAGGCGGTAGGCGGCGGTGGCGGAAACTTCTTTTCGAATGGTGATGTTACAAAATCGGCTGCCGAATTGATGGACAAAGGAAGCATGGTTAAGAAAATTGCAATGAAACCTATTAAGGCTATCGAATCATTTAACACTCTTACGGAAACCATACCGCGTTTGGCGGAGTTTAATAGGGTTCTGGATAAGACAAACGATATTACAAAAGCTCTTTATTCGGCGAACGACGTGACTGTCAATTTCTCTAGGGGTGGAAACATCACAAAGAATGTGGATAAAATTACACCGTACGCCAACGCCGGGGTCCAAGGGCTTGACCGCTTCTTTAGGGGGTTTTCCTCTCCCAAGGTTGCACTTGCGACAATGGCTAAGGCAGGGGTTGCCATTACTGTCCCTGACGTTGCTCTCTATATGATAAATAGGGACAATCCTAATTATCAAGCGTTGGATAATCGAACCAAGGATAGCTACTTTCTGATACCGAAGGAAGGTGGAAAAACGTTTATTAAAGTCCCCAAATCAAGAGAGTTGGGCGTATTGTTTGGGTCCTTATTCGAGAGAAGTATGAGGGCAGCAGAAGGACAGAAGGAACCCCTTAAAGGCTTCAGAAATACTGTAGCTACTAATTTCAGTCCTGCCAATCCAATCGACAGCAACTTCTTCTCTCCTGCGACCTGGAACATTGCAACGAATCGCGATTTCGCTAATCGGGCAATCGTTCCACAAGGTATGCTTATGGATAAGCGTTCAAAGTATCTTCAGTACGATGATAAGACCACGCAAATTGCCAAAGAGATAGGAAAATTAAGCACCGACATTCCAGGTCTACCCAGTGGAATATCTCCAAAGCAATTGGACTATTTAGTCAAGTCGTATAGTGGGGTAATCGGTCAGTTCGGAACTCCTTTATTGGTTCCGGGCGGAAGTCCCGGCAAAGTTCTGTCAACCCAATTCTCGTCAGACCCCAAGTTCAGTAATCAAGCGACTACAGACTTTTATGATAAGTTGGATAAACTTTCTGCTGCCGCTGTGGACAAGAACATCATTGAGAAGATACCTGCTAAAAAGTTAACCAAAGAGGAAGATATTAAGAACTCTATGGTTGGCGTAAGCGCGGCGTTAAGCAGGGGAACTAAGCAGATAAACAAAATTCAGGCTAGCTCTGATCCTGACAAGGAATCCAAGATTAACACTATCAAGACTCAGATGTTACAACTGACCATGAAGGCTAATTCAGCTAAGGATGCAAAGGAAATGCAACGGGTAGAAACTTATTCCAAAAAGTTTTTCATAAAATAAAAGAGCAGGATTAATTTCCTGCTCTTTCTCGTTCGCTTGCTTACTGCACCATGATTAATGCCTGCAACTGGTCTATTGCGTCATCGTCACTTATGAATCCATACGAAGCCATGAGCGCAATACTATTAAAATGCCTGCCCTTCAGCGTTAGTGTGGAATTGTCAATCACTGGAATCATTGTAGCTTTCGCTATATCACTAAACGTAGCCTCAGACTCGAATTTAAGTTTATGAATTTGTAACTCAACCGTTAGATCGAATATCCTGCCATTAAGCGTAATTGATGGATTGTTCCTAAACGGTAGTTCTAATTCCCTGAGATTTGTAATTTGTTGCGATACGGTGGCAACGTCAGCTGAAATAGCAGGTGGTCCCTCAGCTAATACCGGCAACGCGAACACCAACGCCATCGTCATAGATAGGAGTAATGATTTGATAATTTTTCTCACTAGATCTCCTCCTTCAAATTTTTAACATATTATAACATCTTAACTTCCTCTTCGGGAAGTATTTTTTATTGGAGGTACTCACTAAATGCAAGATCACTTCGACAACTCAGCAGGACCAGAACAACGCTATCGCAATGCAATCCTAGCCGAACTACGCACCCAATCCTCCCTCCTCACCGACCTAAAAGAACAAAACTCCCTGCTAAAAGACATAATCAAACTCCTATCAACCCCAAAACCTGATCCGCCAAAAATAGTAAAGCGCACTCCATCTAAAAAGACAGTCGAGCAAAGAATAAAAAGGGGGACCCAACAATGACAATGCATTTAGGTGATGAATCCGGCAACGAGTACAATTCGAGTAATCCTGTGCCAATGAAGATGGTTAGCAGTTTGGCAAGTGCAGTAATCTTGCAAGCAGGTGCAACAAGCGCAAGTAATGGAACTTCATATAAACCAACATCTCCACAAACTCTCACCTTCGAGATAACGGGCACAAGCACATCTCGAACAATCATCTTTGAATTAGCAGGACCAAAAGGAGTTTACCAAGCTCATCCCGGATATAAGATTGGTGACACAACCTATACTGCTGCCACGCAAACAACAGGTGGTTCAACCGCTGCTCCCGAATCATGGGAAGCGGATATCCCTGCTAACTACAGCTTTAGGGCTAGGGTATCTGCTATAGCGGGGGGTAATGTTGATATATCAGGATCGGCGGTGGCGCAATAATGAGTGTAGTTGATAAGGTAGCTAGGGGTCAGATTAGTGCGGCTAAGGTAGATACTGCGTCATTATTTGACTCAAAAGCCGATAAACTCCAAGAAGATTGGATAACCCCAACGCTAATAAATGGATGGGTTGGCACAAATGGAATACCCCAATATTTCAGAGATCAGTTAGGTATTATACACTTTCGTGGAGCATTAAGTCCTACTAACAAAACATCACCAGTTGCATTTGCCTTACCTATTGGGTATAGACCTTCGGGAGATTTATATATAAACTTTTCTGGATCAGATTATTTTCAAATATCATCGGCGGGTGCAGTTAGCGCTGAAGTCTCAACCTGGGCATCATTAGCGACAATAACATTTAGAGCGGAGGGCTGATGAAGATGTTTGTAAGGTTTATTGACGAAAACGGTACGTTTCTAGAAGACGGATTTGTGGATGTATTGACTGAATTTACCATCAAGACCCCTTGCCCTGATGGGTTTTGTAATCCTAAATGGGATGGCACTAAATGGATCGAAGGCCTAACCCAGTTAGAGATATCCGCAATGAGGGAAAATATTATTAACGAGCAAACAATTGAACAAAAGATCGAATATTTAGCAGCACTGATTATGGCAACTCAGGGTAAGCTAGAGGTCAGTCAAGAGGCGTTAGACTTTTTAATAATGGGAGGTATATAAAATGGTCGCATACTTAGCAATGAGAATTGAAAACGGAAAACTGGACTACGTGGCAGTTACTACCCTGTACCCACAGTTCAAGGTTGGAATAGACGATATATTGATTACAGATGGGTATCAGGACTTGATAGTCTAGTGTTGAATAAGATGCATTATTAGACATATCCAGTAATTGTCTTTGCGTAAACTAATCTTTATGTTATTATTACCAAACCGAGTGCTTGGAGGAAGTAATTAATCCTCGACAAATGTGTTTGCCTAACGCTGCACTCGGTATTAACTAGGCAACCCATGGGCAGGGGTGTTAATCTGCACCACTAAGGCGTTAGAGAAATCTAGCGTCTTTTTCTATTGGCAAAAGCCAGAAAGAGGGTGCTAAATGTCAGAATTACAACTTGACGAACGAGTAGCAACGCTCGAAGAAAAGGTAAAAGACATCTCCAATCAAGGCAACAAAATCGACAAGCTCATGGAACTCGTATACGAAGTAAAAACATCCATCATCAACCTAAAACATGAGGGTATGAGCAAATCCGAATGTGAAGTCAAACATATTGACTATGAAGCGCGGTTCAAGGAAATACAGGCCGGACAAAAGAAAGTGTTCTGGTCTGCATTAGCTGCTGTCATTGCCTTAGTTAGTTGGCTCATTCAACAATTACTTAATTTGCAGATAAAGGTGGGTTGAGTATGCAAAGGATATATATAAGCCCTAGCTCACAAGAAGAAAACCAAGGCCTATCTCCATTTGAAACTGAAGAAGCAGAAATGAATCGAATTGCAGATATGCTTGTTCCTCTATTGGTCAAGGATGGAAGATTCACCGTCAAGCGCAACACTCCATCTATGAACGTCTATGAAATGGCCGAGGATTCCAACAACTTTAATGCTAGCATCCATATCGCAATTCACAGCAATGCGGGCGGCGGAGTAGGCACAGAAGTCTATACCTACGGCAAGAACACCAACTCTGAGAAGTTAGGCAAATCTTTATATGATCAGGTAGCCCCTCTTAGCCCAGGGGGTGACCGGGGGGTTAAGTATAATCCCGCGCTTATCGAGGTAGGAAACCTTGTGAATGCTACTTCAGTTTTGATTGAATTGGCGTTTCATGATGAACAAAAGGATGCAACATGGATCGCGTATAACCATGAGACGATCGCCAAGAGACTTTACATGGGTGTTTGCGATTATCTGGGGTATTCGTATGAGGCATTGATTATCGCGCCTGTAGCGACCCTTTCTGTTGCTTCTGCGCAAGATCACGACGTATACTTATCCGTTCGTGTTCTCGACTCAAAAGCAGATGTCCTAGTAAAGCAAATTATTGGCTTAGGCTATGCGACTATGCGGATGCCCTTAGCATAGGTAAACCTTAGACCCCCTTATAATGCAGGGTTTACTTAGGTATACAAGTAAACTTTTAGTAAACCAATAGAAAGGAATGATAAACATGCAAAGAGATAATGCGACTATGTTAGCTGTAGCTGGTGTAGTGACAATCACTGTCGGAGTTATTGCTTCATCCATATTTACGGGACAAGCGTTAGATACGGAAACTGTTAAGATGGCTATAACAGGATTGATCGGATTCGCTGCAGGTGGCTACATTGGGTCTACTACGTTAAAGCCTACGGATAAAGTGGAATAGACAGACCATTTTGCTTGTCTGCGCAATATGGTATAATATTAAATGTGTAGTGGCGAAATAGGTAACCGCTTCTCTAAGGAGATTTATCCGAGTCGAAATATGCCTCCTCTTGGCCAGGGAGATTAAAGTGCAACGACATGTAGAGTGCAAATCTCTACCTACACATAGGGGTCATTTTCATGGCCGACTAAGCCTCTCTGTAATGGAGGGGCTTTTTTATTTGTTCAAATATGGAAAATAAAGCTTGTATATACATACTGTATGTAGTATAATATGAAGTAAGGAGGTGTGAATAAATGATAGAAGATCCAGTTAAGTTTTCCCCATATCAACTAGTAACTAGTTCTTACCTAGTAAGGAATTTATCTCAACAATTGGATTCGGCAAGAAAAAATCCAATATTCATCCAAAGGGAACAAGAGGTACAATTTGTTATTTTAAACATTGACGAGTACCGGAGATTACTTAGTAGGGAGATGAAAGGGAAATGAATCCCATTTATGACCTACTCAGGGCAGATGGAAGCATAGTCATTAACAAGAATTTGATCTTCGCCATTGGGTTACACGAATCCATTATCTATGCCGAATTAGTATCAAGGTTCAACTATTTCTCAGACAGGGAAAACCTAACAGGAGACGGTTACTTCTACAATACTATCAGTGACTTACAATCAGGAACAGGCTTGGGAGAGAAGGCGCAAAGGACCGCAATTAAGAGTCTGGAATCATTAGGACTAATAGATATTGATAGAAGAGGAATGCCTCCTAAAAGACATTTTACTATTTTAGACAACGAACCTCTCCTGAAAGACTTACTAGTAAAAGGCAAGATCAAGCAAGCTGAAACCCTTGCCACAGCCCAATTACGTCTTATGGGAGGAATTAAAGGAACCAAAGTAGCAGAAACAAAAACTCTATATGGGAGAGCAAATAATACTAAGTCCAATAATCCTAAGGTAATAAAAGATATATACATCAGTTTGCCAACTGACGGATATAATTCTTTCTTTAAGATTTACGGGGAGTTCTTCTACAGAAAGTTCAAGAAGAAACATATGAAGTTATCAGAACCTAATATGACCATAGCAACTGGTGCTGTAGATGAATTAATAGAAGCAGGAGTCGATGTGGAAGAATTTACGGATGGAGTAAGGGAACATTTCAATACTCTTGCTAAAACAAATAACGGGAACATACTAGCATTTCTGAAAGCATCAAGGCGAAATTTTGATAGACAAATAAGTTATTATTGAAAGGATGAAGTAATAATTGAAAATAGGATTAGTCGATGTCGATAGCAAAATGCCTAACTTAGCCTTGATGAAACTCTCCAATTACCATAAAGGTCTGGGAGATACAGTCAAGATGTTCGACCCAATGTTTGATATTAAGTCGGATAAACCTGACAGAATCTATTCCTCAAAGGTTTTCAAGGATTCCCCTAAGTACCTATATTATCCAGATTGCGAAATAATCCAAGGTGGAAGTGGGCTTGACCTAACTACTGAACTACCTGATGAAGTAGAAAAGCTATGCCCTGACTATTCGCTATACAATACGAATATCGCTTCTGGTTTTTGTAGTCGCGGATGCAATCGTAGTTGCTCTTTCTGTATCGTTCCCATTAAGGAGGGGCGACTGCACCCAGTAGCAGATATACATCAGTTCTGGCAAGGACAAGAACACATTATGATAATGGATAATAACCTAACAGGGGATCCAGATCACTTTAATTTAATAGTTGGACAAGTGATTAAGCACAAAATAAGAACAGATTTTAGTCAAGGCTTAGATATTAGGCTAGTTGATGACGATAAGGCAAAAAGACTCTCAAGGGTTCGGTTATTCAGAAGGAGTAGGTTGACTAAAAAGGGCTATTTGAGATTCGCTTGGGACTCAATGGACTTAGAACAGATCGTTTTAGAGGGAATAAGTATTTTAACAAAGTATATAGTTCCGGACAAATTGATGTTCTATGTTTTAATAGGGTACGACACAACGGTTGATGAGGATCTATATAGAGTAGAAATGTTAAAGAGTTTAGGTGTTAATCCATTCGTTATGCCATACGATAAAAAGGATCCACATCAAGCAGATTTTGCAAGATGGGTAAACTTCAAGCCAACTTTTAAATCTGTAGCATGGCCTGATTATAAAAAGAGAACGAAGGAAGTTTCCTGAAATATCTTTTACAGTGTGTGAACCAAGGTGGAACCTAAAGGCACTGTATTAAGGCAAACATTATTAAATAAATGGGAGGTAATAAAGATATGAAGTGTCCTAATTGCGGTGACTCTAATTTGAAACAGATAACATTAGGAGTATACAAATGTAGTTCATGCGGTAAGGAAGTTAGCGAAATGTTGCTCGGAGATTACAATAGCAATAGTTGGGACTAATCCGCACTGTATAGGCAGAACAATTGAATGGGGGTAGATGAGGATGAACATCCTTCAAAGCTTTACTAACTCAAGGGAACAATGGGTAAGGAACAGATTAATAAAGATACCTTCTCTCTCCTTTAGATGGAGGCACTTGGATTTTAGAGCTTGGTACTACGTCTGGATTGATGGCAAACCTTGCGATTGGTGGGCGCATAAATATGAGTTGGATGATTTAAGGAAACGCTATGGCAAGAACATAATTCTCAGAAAGGTTCCTTGGCGAAAATCGGTCTTAAAATAGGCAAGAACAATTGAATGGGGGGTAGATGAGGATGAAGTGGACTAATCAGGAAAGGGAACCTTACTCGAAAACATTAACAGGGGTAAAGGGGCGCAAGAATGACTCGGTATTTACAATAGATGACTACACTCAAGGGTGGGGAATGGACCACTTAGGTTGGTACGCTTGTGTAACCGGATTAAAAAGTGACAAGAGACACAATTCACTATGGAATAACCTATGGTGGGTGGATATTGAGGATGCTAAAAAGTGGTGTGAGGAATACCGATGGGGAGTAAGTAATAAGAAAGGTGGAAAATAAGGATGCGTGAAATTAGGTTTAGGGGCAAAAGAGTTGATAATGGGGACTTTGTTTATGGATGTTTGTATTATTTCAACTACGAGAGTAACCCTAAAAATAAAGTAAGATGCTTTATAGCTCCCATTAATCAAGTTGCTTATGCCAATAGTGAAGTAGTCGAGGAATGGGAGGTTACACCTGAATCAGTCGGAGAATTCACGGGACTTAGGGATAAAAATGGTAAAGAAATATATGAAGATGATATTTTAGATATCACATCAGAACTCTTAACTAATTTCGGAAAAACTAGAACAGGGCAATATGACACAACATATAAGCTTGTTAAGTGGTTTGATGATGAATGGGGATGCAAGGTGTTGAGAAGTAAAAGTATTGTAGTTGGAAGTAATCAAAAAGGGTTGATCGTACCCGCTAAATGGGGAGTGGTTATTGGAAACGTCCATGACAATCCCGAGTTATTAACGATTGAGAAGCAAACCTCTACCCATGTGGGATAACACCGACCAACTAGCCATCCTCAACCGTCTCCGCAGAAATGTCATAATACATTCTGTCATTTACTACAGATTCAACCGCAATATAATCGAGAATTCGGACTATGATCAACTCTGCAATCGTTTGGCGAAGATGCAGGAAGAGTATCCCAAGTTATGCGATGTGGCTGTTTTTAGTGAGGACTTTAGGGATTATGATAGGTGCACAGGGATGCAGTTTATTGATCATGAGTGGGGAGTTAGGGCGGCAGAGAGGTTGCTTAAGAGTTATAAGGGATAAGGGGGAAACCAAATGAATTGCCAAACATGCAACGATCCAACTAAATACATCACAGGATTATGGGATGGCAAAGGCGGGGCACATGGGATATTGTGCGACTGCCGCAATTACAAATGCAAAATAAAACAAAACAGAGTTAGGGAAACTAATTATTCAGAAGAAAACAGAAATAATGTTATTATCGAAAATGCTAAAATTGGCATATCCATGGAGAGGGTAAAGATGCAAAGGAGGGAATTGCTGATTACTACTTTTAAGATGGCTAAGTTGCTCGGTATTTCTCCTTCTGATTATAGCAATTATGAGATGTGCAGAGTTGCACTGCCTGTGGAGATGGCGGATAGAATTAATGAGGTTTTTAGGGAAAACAGGGAGGAGGAATGAATCATGAGCAGAATAGAGACTGATGAAATTAATATATTTTTTACGGATGAGAGCAGTAAAACCGTGATTAGGTATAATTGGGATATAATAATCCCACAAATCGGATCAAAGATATCATTTACTCCTTATGAATTAAATGAATACGACTCCCCTGTTCCTAACGGGGTATTCCTTGTAACTGGCATTGAATACAATTATATGGCCCACGACAACCACGGGGGCATTAATAAGAAAACTAGGATATTTATAAAATGTAAGAAGATAACTTAGATTTTTGGCTGAAGAGAAGGGTAGGTAGCAAATGACTAAATATCAACACTGCAAAGGTGGCATATACACTATCATAACTTTTGCCCAACATACTGAGACAGGAGATGATCTTGTCGTATATCAGAATGATAAAGGCGAGGTATTCGCTCGACCACACGATATGTTCTTTGGAGATGTTGTAGTTGATGGAGATAGAGTGCCGAGGTTTAGGGAGGTAAAGACGATGAAAGGAAAATGGCCTGGCGAAGATAAAGAAAACTACATGAACGATCTATTGAAGAAGTGTGGGAGGAATGGATGAGAATGGAAAATTTATTACCTTGTCCCGAATGCGGAGGGCAACCAAATTTAGTTTCCTTAGAACCTGAGCATCAAAGTATGAAATATTTCTGCGGAGCCCATGCATCATGCGGAAATTGGAAAAAAACCAAGGGGTTAGCCGTAGATGATTGGAATAATCGCGTTGAAGAATATCGGCGCATGTCGATTGCTCTTGAAACACCTTTTACTCCTGAATGGATTTATGCACAAGGAATAAAATCAGCACGTGCATATTGCGAAAGATGCGATTATGAAACAGGTGCAATGCCGATGAAGGATTTAGCCTTTAAGTTGAACATGGAGGGCGGCTATATCATAAGCGATAAATGCGGAGGATATTTCAGTCAGTGTCCGAAATGCGAAAGTAGCGGGTTGTCTTATGAATCATAAATAAATAGAAATAATACCGTCTTGCTCAATGAGTTTGGCGGTATTTTTCTATGCAATATGGGCATTTTAGATTCAGAGACAAAAGAATGAGGAGGACTAAACTATGACGGAATACGGAATATGTCCTGAATGCGATAATAAGCTTGATCAAGCTAAGAATGTTAAATATAAAACGATTCTTAACAATGTCCATTGTGCAGTTATGAGGATGTGATTCTATCAAGGCAACCGGGCACATGATTTTTGGCGGTTTACTCGGTGCTGCAATCACTAACCTCGACCCCCTTTACACCATCATTGTAGTTGCAGCGAGTCCTTTACCCGATATAGATCATCCGTACTCTTTATACGGAAAATATTGTGTTTTCGCAAGATTAATGTCTCACAGAGGACATTGCCATAGCATTATAGGTTCAGCCCTTCTCGCATTGCCCTTCCTGATGTTCGATATAAACATCTTCGCACTTGTTTTTATTGCATGTATCGGACATCTTGTGGCTGATAGAATATCTTCTTCGTTTCCTGGTAAGTGGAAGTTTAAGATAAAAGTATGGTGATTACCAAATAGATTTATGGAAAACTATGGAATCTAGTGGCTGATGCACTTCAAATCTTCTCGCTTCCACTATTGCATCTATAGAAGCCCTATTTAGCGACTCATTTTCTCTTCGAACTTCTTCCTTTCGATCTTCCTTCATTCGCTCGTAGATTGGTTTCATGGCAAGGTTTAGGATTCCATAGGTTACTTTTGTGACCGTCTTTCCTGTTTTACCCATAGCTACCTCCTTAAAATCGAGTAAACATCTTTCTTGACATCTTCAATAGATGCTACAACGAAGTTTAATTCACTCTTAATGGCCGGAGCATCATCGGTCACGATAAGGATTGTGGGGAATATGGCGGTTCTATCTTTAATCACAGACCATTCTTCCTGCACCCAATCGGCATCATAAACCTTCTGATATTGCTCGGGTTTATTGAACCTCTTGCTTGGATTTCGCTCAACCTCAATAAAGATAACCCTGCGGCCCTGGCGATCCGGTTCGGTATAGATATTAGCCATAGCATCGGCGAATACCATTCCATTAAGGATTGAGTAGGACCATTTCCATTCAACCACATGCCAGGACTTTTTCTGAGTGAGTAAGGCGCAGTAAACTTCATTGATAAGCAAAACGTGGTCAAGCTGCCGAGGTTTCCTTAAGTAATAAATCGTTGGTAATTGTGGCGCGCGAATCCACTTCTTGATTCTTTCCTGCTTACAAAGTCTAGCTAAGGCATATTGGGCTATTCGCTTAGATGATTTGCGTTTGGGGAATATAACTTGTTCAATCTGTTGCCGCGTAAAGGCTGTACCTGACCGTATAAGCTTGGTAATGTGTTCATCCCTGCTCTTACCGTAGGCCACGCAGTTTGTCCCCCTGAAGCGTTGTAGTGACTCGTCCACTGTTCTCTCACTCCCTCGCTTTCTTACTCACTTCGGTATTCGTGCCCAATGGTTGGACTAAACATAATTTGGCATGTTGCGGTTGGTGTCCACTTGATTGCTCGGGTAATAAGTGCTCTATATCCATTATTTTTTTATCTTCATCCTTCTTTATAATATTTTTAGGCGACTTGGTTATCTTGTTCACAACCTCTGCTTGTGCGCTTTGTGGCTTTTGGTAGGCTGACATAATGGACTTGATTAGTTTATTGTCAATGAATGGGACTTGCACCAATACATCATCTTTGAACTTAAATAATGCGCGACCTTCGATATCCCTATCTATCATCATGGAACCTTCCCATTCGTCTTCCCCCAATAAGACGCGCGCTGACACGGGATTACATCTAAAGGCTACCACGGCACTAAAGTTATTTTTCATAGTTCCGCTAACAAGGTTTGCAGTTGGACGGTGACATGAGATTATGAAATTCACACCGGCACCCCTAGATTCACCCGTAACCTTTGTAACCTTATCCCTTACATGTTTCAGTTCCTTTCCTTCCATTTTTGTATACTCATCAAAATAAACAATGATTCTAGGTAACTTCATAGATGGATATTCCTCATTAAACGCTTCTAAGTCATCGCACTTATACTTTTTGAATAGGGCATACCGTTCACTGATGATTACGTTTAAATCATCCATCATTCCATCGACTTCTCCGGGGCTTGTAATAACCCTGTCTACCAATAGGGGATCTTCTCCTAATAATGCAGTGCCATTCCCGTGTTTTAGGTCCCCTAGCCACAACCTGCACTCATCCCTCGTGTACCGTATGTGTAAGGATGCTAGGATTAACCTACCTAATATGCTCTTTCCTCCACCCGTTGAGCCGCCAACAAGGAGATGGCTGGACGAGTTATCGGCTAAATTAACCTGCTCCAATCCTCTTCTCGACCATCCGATCGGTATCCATAAACCTACTTTCTTTGGCATAGTCTCTGCTTCGTTTGTGTAGTTGACAAGGTCTAAAAGCTTACCAGATAAAACAGTCAGGCTAAAATGAGCTTTTGGGTCATTCTCCAACCTTTTAAATAAAACCTCACTTTTTAGGCTAAACACAATATCGTTGATAGATTTGATAAGTTTCTCATATTTCAGGCCATTAGGTATGCTGTACTTAAAAACTCGATTGTGCCCTTTCCAACTTTTGCTGATGAGTTTGGGGTACTCCCTTGTTACATGGTCCTTTCCACGCTCCTTAGTTTCTACACAGACATCATTGCGCTTCCAGTTTTGCATGATTTTACTCGGGTGAGAATCTTTATTTAAGTGGATACGGTTGAAAACAAAACGTCCGACCATGACTAGAGTGTCTGAGAATAACCAGATAGGATCAGGTTTGACGGTCATTGCTTATTCCCCCTTCGCGAACCTCTTCATGGTGGAAGATATGCCTCATTGTCTGTCCATTATTCCTGCCAAATTTGAGCAAAAAAATAACCCGGATATCACTCCGAGTTAAACAACCTTTTCCACCATGGTTTATTGCGTTGTTGTTGCGTTGCTCTCATCATGTGTATTATCTCTTCATCCCTGTTCTCGGAGTCCCTAGCCCTATCCTCCGCCCTCTTATCTTGTTCTGCTAGTGTTCGCCTTATACCTTCGAGTTCTTCTTGTAATTCAAGGATGACACTGCCTCGCCTTTGGAGTTCTTCATAAATAAGGTGCAGACTATGCGCTAAATCTTCCTGTTGCATTGCTTTTGTTTTGCTGTTTTCTATTATTTCCGTTGTTGTGTTCTCAATCGGGACTCCATAGAGGCTGTCTAAGGCTTCTACTATCTCTGAGTGATCCCTTTTGTCGTTATAGCATCTTGAAATGAACTTAAGCGTATCTACGGTTTGCTGAGAGTATCTTCGGTTCCTTCCCTCTCCCGAGGATACGATGAAGTACTCTTCATAGCGATCCTTATAAAATCTAGCCAAGCTTTCTCCTATTCCGGCTAGTTTTGCACATTGTTTGAATGCGTAGGACATGTACCTATCTCCTTTCTGTGGATAACTTATCTGTGGATAACCTATTAATAGGATAATATGTAAAGTTATTTATGACGTGTTGTTTATGTATATGTAGATGTGTCCAAAATGGACAGGCGCGTATGGTCATTCTGGACAGGCGCGTGTGGCCAAAATGGACAGGCACCTTCCCCCCTGTGGATAAGTCTCGAATAGCCTATAAATGCTCACTATTTTCATCTAGATACTCACTCCATAGCTTATTTAAAACTCCATAATCAATGGTATACCACTTGGTATGATCTCCCTTATCTGCGTTAAGTTCAACGCTCACTATAACCTTTAAATACTCTAGGTCTTTCACTATTCTTCTAATTGTCCTAGCCGACCACCAAGGCGATTGCTTACGCCATTGTTCGTAGGTATTATAAACCCATCTCCTACGCTCTATAACTATCCCTGACTCCGTGTTAAGCCAATAGTGTAACTTCTGCACGAAGACGGCTTTATCAAGCCCCAGAACCTTCACTAGCCTCTCCTGAATAACAACTAAGTGACCATCGTGTATAAGTAAGTTGGATTGGAACTCGTTGGACATTTTAGGCATCTTCTCTTGCATCAAAAAATCTCCTGTCAAATTTCGATTAAAGGAAATCTAGACAAGAGTTTTTAATTGTTCTATAATGCTAGTAACAAATAAATAAATTCCTGTCTTGGCGTGGCCCTTTAGAATATCACTTTGGCGGTGGGAATTCTGAAGGGTTTTTCCATATCCTTTTCCTCCTAATTCGACAGGAGATTTCTATTATCCTGCAATAGTCTTTAGTAAAACATGCATTACTACACCAGAAAAATATATATATAACGCCACCTTTAGTAACCTTGGATAACGCAACCTTAAGCTCCCAACCCTTGGTTTTAGCGATAATTCGTAATCCTTCATATACCTCGGATCAACTACAGCCAGATCATCGTCCACTATAACATACTTGAGATACCCCCCTAAATCCTTTTCTATTACCACGCGCTTTTCTTCCTTTCTGCACAAATAAGTGTATCTTATGATTTCTCCAAATAATTGCACAATCCTCTAATATATAACAGGACTTTTGTCCTATATAATCTCTTTAATACTCACGTTAACGCACAAAAAGGTAGGCATTCGACTAATTATGATTTAATAGCCGAATACCTAATGCGAATCTTGATACTATTTCATTTTCATCTTCTTGATTGATTCTAGGAGTTCTCGGAGAAATGTGGGGTCAATCTGTTCTGCTGCTAAATCTCGGGCAAGGACGGCATACGGTAGACTCTCTCGCGTGGCAAAGAATTCCACAATGTCTTCTGGTGGCTCATAATCAGATAGCTTTATCATTTCCTCAAAACTAAGAGCGTTATCATCAAGAAAGAACCAGGTATTAGCCTTTAACGCTTGGGCAATCTTGGTCAAGGCTTTATTTGAAGGATATTTTACTCCATTCTCTATTTCGCTTAGGTAGGGCAAGGACACATTACTTATCTCCGAAAGTTTAGTTAACGAATAACCGCGTATACCTCGGATGTATCTAATTTTCTCTCCGACATTCATCTTTAGTCCCCCTTATTATATATAATATAACCAGTATATTTATTTCTTAGTAAGAATATAATATCCATTGACTAATTATCCATTAGCGAATATAATGTAATCATGGACATGCGAACAAGCCATATCCTTTAAATAGTTGTTCGCTAACAGATAATAGATAGGTGGTGATTATAAACATGCAAACATTAGTAGCCTCGGCAGCGGTAAGTAAGAATGTAAAAAAATACATGGACCAAAGAGGTTTGAAGCAATTTGAATTAGCTAAACTAGCAGGAGTATCCAATCCTCCGATCAGCGACATTATTAGGGGAAAGAAAATGCCGACGGTGAAGTTTCTGGAAAAGTTAGCAAAAGCTCTCGGATGTAGTATGGCAGATTTATTCAAGGAGGACTGAGACGTTGAACGCTACGACCAAGATGTGTTCAAAGTGTAGTAGGGAGTTACCTTTTGATATGTTCCATAAGAGCAAGAGTTCAAAAGATGGTTTATTCTTTTGCTGCAAGCAATGTTCTAAGGAATACTGCAAAAATAACAAGGAAAGAATGAGAAAGTGCAGTAAGGAACATTATGAAAAAAACAAAGAGGAAAAAAACCGGCGATCCATGGAGCGTTACAAGGAAAATAGGGCGGAGATAAGTCTGCAAAGAAAGCGGTACTACATAGAGCACAAAGAGGAATTTAGCCAACGCCACAAACGCTGGCATGAAGAAAATAAGGAAAGGTTAAAAAGCATCTACGAAAGAAACAAAAAGAATGTATGTCAACGCGTTAGGAGGTACTATGAAGAAAATAGGGATAAAAAGAAAGAGAGTGATAGAAATTATCGCGAACGTAACCCGGTTAGGAGAAGGGTAAATGAGCAAAGACGCGAGGCAATGAAACTCCAATTAGTAGCAACTCTTACGGTAGAACAATGGGAATTTATTAAGCAAGAGTTTGGTAATAGATGTTCCTATTGTGGTAAAGAGAAACCATTGGCTCAAGAACATTTTATCCCATTATCAAAAGGTGGTGGGTACACAGCAGAAAACATTATACCCGCCTGCAATAGTTGTAATTCAAGCAAGAGCGCAACCATGTTCTCGCAATGGTATCCAAGATATAAGTATTATGATAAAAACCGTGAAGTGAAAATACTTAGTCACTTAGGATACGAGAAAGGAACTCAGCAGTTATCATTATCATACTGAATTATCTAAACGGAGGAATAATGGAAAACACTAGGCCAATAAGCGAGAGTAGGTTAAAAGCTAGGATACCAACCCTAGCACATTATTTTATTCACGCTACTAGAAAACCAGTAAACCTCAACGAACCCCTTAATGCTTACCAGGCAAGAAGGGGAAGGCTGATCTTATTCCATTTAATTACTAGTTTGACACACTCCCATTTCAGCAATGTTACCAGCATTGTTAGAACGAGAGTATGCCCCAGCCGAGCAATTTGCTCTGAGTAATTCGTCCCACCACAGAACGATTAGCCATTTCCAGTGGCTAGATCAAACACTACCGTAGCCCAAGGGGTTTGTTTGCTACGCTTTGGTTTAACTGTGTTCATTCTACACTATGAGCAACAGCTTGTAAATAGGGTATTGTGACAAATTTGCAAAAACTATCCTCATTTAGAATGTTTTTCAAGGTTTTCGTCAAGGAGGGGAAAGAAACGGAAAAAGAATTAGTAAAAGAGTTCAAGCGATTGACGGGTTACAACGGCGGAGATGTGGCCGAAAAGTATGGTGTTAGTCGGCAGTTCGTACACCAAGCTCTAAATAACCACTCATTAACTTATAAAGCAAGTTCAGCTTTCTTCCTTAATTCGATGATCGGAGAAAAGATTTCAGTACTGAAGGAACAAGTTAGGGAATTGGAAGTTCTGCGAGTCAGCATTGGGGAAAGCGTAACGAACGGGGAGGGCAGCGATTGTGAGTAAATTAATGCTAAACCCTGAATTCAATCTCTATGAACGAAGTGGACAAGCCTTTTGTAGTAGCCGGCAAGTGGCTGAAGAATTCGAGAAACGACATGATAACGTTCTTCAGGATTTAAGAAACTTAGATTGTAGTAACCGGTTTAGACTCCTAAACTTTCAGGAGTCAACCTATAAAAACGAGCAAGGTAAAAAACAGCCTGAATTCCTAATGACTAAGGATGGATTCGTTTTCATGGTCATGGGGTATCGAGGCAAGAAAGCATCCCAATTTAAAGAAGTATACATTAGTCGCTTTAATGATATGGAAACCTTCATTAAGAATCTTCTCGAAGCTAAATCTGATTTTCCTGAATTTACTCAAGCGATCATGGATCAGCACGAAGAACCAAAACATTATCATTTCTCGAACGAACTCGACATGATTAATAGGATTGTTTTAGGAATGTCAACGAAACAATTCAAGGAAACTCATAATCTTGGCAAGGTTCCGTCAATTAGACCATATCTAAAACCAAATCAAGCTGAATCGATTAAGAATCTTCAGCGAATCGACATTGGACTAATTCTGGCGATCCCCGACTTTCAACAGAGGAAACAAATGCTAACTACGCAATTCAATCGAAAACTAAACCTGAGCTTACCAATAACTGCACAATCAAATTAAAAATGAAAGCGAGGAAAATTAAATGAAAAAGCAAGTTGTCTATGTAGGTCAAAACGGAGCCAAGGTGATTGTGGGAAAGGATAGCGACCCGCGCAATGTTCAATTATTCAATGCAGCTTTGAAAAAGTAGGTGATTCCAACGCAACACCAGAAAGCAGGTAATCAGGTGAGAAAGGACCAGAAAAGACGGCTGCAATATCAAGCGAAGCAACAACTAGATCAGCAAGTTACCAAGGATTCAAAAATCATTCGGAGCAAGTGGTTCGGCCGGATTGAATTATCTGAAGGACAGGTCAAAAGCTATTTATCCAAACTTATCAAATAAACGAAAAGGAAGTGCAGTATGAGAATCGACATTAACAAGGAAATCTGTCTTACATCTGATGCGGATCAAATCACAGTCAACGAAAAGCGTACCGTCCAAAAGGAAGATAGCAAGAACTTCGGTCAAGAAACTCTCGTACCATTGGCTTATCTTAAAAACCTTCCACAATGTGCTAAATTCTTAATCGACCGCAAGGTTAGGGTATCGGATGCTACTACGTTTAAGGAGTTACTTGAAGAGGTTCGCCAATTCAAGAAGGAACTTATGGAGTTGTTGGATATTTAAGGAGGGGAATATTAATGACCAGTGAGATCAATTATCCAAGAGTAATCGAGGAATTTGATGGAGGTCCAACTCATTTATACTGGGGTCCAGCATTTGGACAATGTGATGGTGCTAAACCAATTATTCTGTTTGAGTGCAAATCTCATCAAATATTCATGGAGCAAAAAGTAATACCTACTATTGAATCTATTTCATGGGAAAAGATGCCCTTATTTAATCCATGCGAGGAGTGCGACGAGTGTGAAGAGGATACTTGCCCAAAACCAATCGAAGATGTTTTCGTGAAGGGTTCGGGGATGCAGTTAGCCGAGACTCTAGAAGGATGGTTTGTCGATTTAGAAAAATGCGAACCATGGAAAATATGCGAGTGCTGTAGCGGTAAGGGGTATCTGAATAAGTAAGGAGGAACAAGCATGGTCGTCAAGCAGCCAACTCAAACCTGTATCTGCGGTAAAGAAATGAGTTTCCCATGCGGTGAAATCAAGTGCGTTTGCTCCTGCGAGAGAATATGGGAAATCAGCAGCAGTGGAGTATGGTTCACGAATCTCAATTTATCGTTTGAACCACAAATTAAAAACTTAACAATGCCGAGGGTTAGAAATAAGAGGAAGAGGAAGGCGGGGATGAAATGAGTTACAAAAATGGCGGCTGGAAAGAGAAGTACGTCATATTTAAGCCAACTAAGGTGACATGTACGGCTTGCGACTCTAGTAAAACAGATTGCGGAATGGCTTGTGACGGAGAAGTCAAGTTAATGGAAGTGGATAAAAAGGCAACTTATTTTGTTCTTCGATTGGACACCGACCCACACGCTAGGGCGGCCGCTAGGGCCTATATTCAGAGCGTAAGACACGAGAACCCTAAATTAGCGGAAGATATCTTTAGGAAAGTTCACGAATGCACTGACAAGCTTATAAAGGAGGGCAAGTCGTAATGCAAAGCAAACTCAAGGCAATCAGCAAGAAACTCTGTGAAGTAATCGGCAATCAGCTAATCAAGTTTGAATGGTTTCGCAATGAGGTAGAAGCTTACAAAAATAGGCAGGAAAAGCAAGCCACTATTGAGAGGTTGCAACGGAATAAGGATGACTGGAAGAGTCTAATGAAGTCGGGAGGTAGTTTGTGGAGCGATGATAAGGAGGATGGCAGTATGAAGGCTGTAGTGGTCGATTATGTTGGGTGGGGCATGAAAGGGCAGGAACCGTTTAATCCGGTGTTCAGCAGAGCAGATAGCATTGTGTGGGGAGAAAGGAGCAAACGCCATGACCACATTTGAAGCAGAAACACTGTCAATCCTCAACACTCTCCAAATACCTCAACATATGAAGGGGTTCAAGCTCATCACCACCTCAATGGATCTAATCAACTCTAATCCTATGTACATTCAGAAAATGATCAAGTTATATACCAAAACAGGAGAAATACACAACTGTTCACCTCGCACAGTAGAGGGTAATATCTATCATGCTCTGCAATGCGCTAAGACAGATTTCCATGTACAGAAGGATGTGCTTGGCACTAATTATGAGCTGGGAAGTGCGGAATTTTTGGCAACATTGCATCGAGTGATTGTGATTCGGTTGGCAGATAAGGAGAATGAATGTCTAAGATAATTCTGGATCTCTGTGGCGGGACCGGAAGTTGGAGTAGACCCTACTTGGAAAATGGTTATGACGTAAGACTCGTAACGCTACCCGATAATGACGCTAGATTATTCCCTTCGCAACCAAGTAAGACCCCACGTCTGCCTAGCGAGTTCAGTGACATAGCTGAATATATAGGTAATGTTTATGGGGTATTAGCGGCCCCGGTGTGTACCTACTTCTCAGGTAGTGGGGCAAAGCACCCAAGAACAGATAAGCAGATACTAGAAGCGCTTAGTTTGGTTGATGCTTGCCTGCGAATAATCAACACGGTCAAACCTACCTTTTGGGCATTAGAGAATCCAGTTGGAAAACTAAGAAAATGGATAGGACCACCCCGGATGAGTTTTCATCCTTGCGATTATGGCGACACATACACAAAGAAGACTCTATTATGGGGAAATTTCAATGAGTTAGTAAAGAATCCAGTTGAACCAACGGAGGGAAGCAAGTTGTGGTCCATGTATGGTGGCAAGTCAGCACACACGAAGGAAATGAGAAGCATAACTCCCCCTGGATTCGCTCAAGCCTTTTTCAAAGCTAACCAATAAGGAGGTATCAGCGTGAGAAAATTAAC